TGCAAGGAATTGCACTCGCGGCGAACGGAACCCCCTGGAGTTCCCCCGTTAGGAGTTCGATTCGCCGTCAGGGCATGACTGAAGCCGGCTCGTCCTCTTGGACGTCCGGCAGACGAACCGCTCGCGCGCACTGATCAGGCTTGCGTGAACGTCACCAGGAGCCGTTTCGCTGGTGTCTTTCCCTCGGGACGCGGTCTCCGATTCCACCTTCCGCGTCTGATTCCGGTTCGGCTCCGCTGAGTTGTGCGCCCCCTCTCGAGGGCCGCCGGTCGCGCTTTCCTGCTCCACCGGCGATGCTGCGTCAGGTGCTCGGCAGGACCTCCTGCGTGTCAACGGGGACCACGCGGACAACTGTCAGCTGGTCGGGGTGTACGGCCTCCTGGTGCGCTCTTAGACCGTCCAGCGGGCCGCCCTTGGGCGTCCGCTGGGTCGGGGTCTCGCACACAGGGCAGATAAGGATCGCCACTACCGCCACACTCGGCTTTCGGGCTTGGCCTCGGCGCGGTCCAGGCGCACCTTGACGGCGATGAGGTTGTGGTCGCTGGCCCTGACCGTGGGGAACTGCGACCAGTGCGCAACGAGGTTCTTGAGGGCGGCGCTGACGTAGAAGTGGTCGTCGTGCTCGCCGTGCATCAGCTGCGTGCTGGGACGCGGCGTGATGGTGCTGCGGCCGTTGTACGTGTTGTAGCCCTTGTGCTTGGTCGTGTCCGCTGCCTCGAGCGCGTCGACGTAGTGACGGGGCTCGAACACGACGCGGCCGACCTTGCCGTGACTGTTGAAGTCGCCGCCGTGAATCTCGGGGAACTTGCCAGTGTTCAGGCGGGCTGTCTTGCGCAGCAGGGTCTCAGCCTCGCGATACCTGGTCTGGGCCTTCTCCTCGCCGCCCTGGCTCAGGTGCACCGACGTGTTGAAGAACCGATCACCCGTCGGCCTGTACGTGAAGTCGATCCAGGCCGCGTGCTTGGTGCGCAGCGTGTTGAGCCCCATCAGGCCGGAGCTGTGCAGCTGCACCAGGTCGGGGTTGTAGTAGATGTGCCGCCAGCGGCCGCCGCGCGGTGCGCGTCGCAGGCCGTGGCGCTTCAACTCGGTGTCGAGCCGGGGAAGGTAGAGGACGCCGCCGCCGGACTCCTGCACGTCGAACACGGCGGGGTGGTAGTAGCCGACTCCTACGCCGATGTACTCGAGGCGCTGGGCGAAGGTCTTGCGCTGCCAGGACTTGGCCTCGGCGGCGATGTTCTGCGCGGCGATCGTCATTGTGGTCATGCTTCGCGCTCCATGCGGTTGAGCGACCGGATCAGGTCGCGGTCGAGCCTGCCGATCGCGCCGACGGCACGCGTGCGCACGGTCCAGAGACCAAAGCCCGGCTCGAGCTTCACGTGCTGCCGGCGGCCGGTGGCGGCCGCCCGCTTGGCGGCGAACGTGCCCGCAGCCTCGAGGGTGTTGAAGTGGCGCGGTCGTGCGCCCCACGGTGCCTTCCGACGACCAGGCAAGGGAGCGGCCTGGTCCTCGGCCTCGACGCTGTACGGGAACGCTCGCCGCCCGACCATCAGTCGACCTTCTCGCCCGTGATGATGTTGCTGCCCTCGCTGTAGTCGCTGTCCTTCAGGAGCGCGTCTACGGCAGCCGCCTCGCTCTCGGCTCCCTCGACCGCGATCTCGTATGCCTCGCCGTCCTTGTCGGTGAGCTTGAACAGGTAGTCGCCCGCGCCCTGGTCGGTCGACGTGCCGGGCGACGCCGTCGTGGTCTTGGCCGTCTTGCTCGAGGGCTTCTTGAGCGAGTCGACTGAGTACCAGCTCGACTCGAACGTCTTGTCCTTGCCGGCGTTGACCAGGGCGGCCGTGCCGGCGGTGTTGACCTGGACGATCTCGCCGTCGAGGCCGCCAGCGGTCTTCACCTTGTCGCCGGCCTTGAACTTGGGCTGACTCATGACTTGAGGTTCCTTTCGGTTGCGACTCGCGAGAGCTCGTCGATGTGGAAGACGCGCGCTCCGCGCAACCCGGTGCCCTTGTGGGTCTCCTCGAGGGCACCGGATCGCGCGAGGCGCGTGACAGTCGCGATCGAGACACCAAGAAACGACGCCGCCTCTGCGGTCGTCAGGAGTGCCTTGGTCTGTCGCGACATACGGAGACAATCGCACGAACGTGCAATGTGACGAACGATTGACGTCGGCGTGTCGTCGTGTTTTCCGCCCGAAGGTGCGTTTAGCGACTAACGTTCATCACATGACAGCGATAACCGACATGGGGGTTGTGCCTGAGCTGACGCTCGGGCTGCGCCTCGAGCTAGCACGGCGGCAGACAGGAATGACGCAGCCGCAGCTGGCCGAGGAGCTGGGGATCAGCAAGCGCACCGTTGTCGACTTCGAGAACGACGTGCGCGCGCCAAAGCGAGCGACCATGATGGGTTGGGCGCGAGCCACCGGCGTCAGCTTCGCCTGGCTAGAAACGGGCCAGGCCGCCAACCCTGAGGGTGGCGGCCTGCGCGTTGTGCGGCATCAGGGACTCGAACCCCGAACCCGCTGTTTAAGCGTCTCCAGCGTACCGCCTGTAGTCGCGGTGTCCTTGCCTCGAGCCGCGTGAACCCGGTGACTCCTGTCACTTTGGCCTCATTAGCATCAGAGGGTATGACGGGGGAGTGGAACACGCACATCGAAAATTGGGCTCGACATCTGCGGGCCGCCGGCCAACCTGACACGACGATCGCGCTGCGGACGTACCACCTGAAACGGTGCGCGCGTGAGCTGCAGCTCGACCTGGTCGACGTGACGCTCGAGGACCTCGAGACCTGGATCGGGAACCCAGACTGGAAGCCGGCCACCAAACGCTCTTACCGGGCGTCGCTGCGGGTGTTCTGGGCCTGGGCCATGGCCACCGGCATCACGACGACGTCGCCGGCGCACCTGCTGCCGTCGGTGCGCGTTCCTCGAGCCATCCCGCGCCCGGTGCCCGTCGACGTCTACGCGGCCGCGCTGCGTGTCGCTGACGACCGCGTGCGCAAGGCGCTGCGCCTGGGCAAGGAGTGTGGCCTGCGACGCGGCGAGATCGCCCGCGTGAAGCGCGAGGACGTAGAGCCGGACTTGGTCGGGTACGCGCTGCGGGTGATGGGCAAGGGCGGCCATGTTCGCCTGGTGCCGCTGCCGGACGACCTGGCGGCCGAGATTCTGAACGGGCCGCCGGGCTGGCTGTTCCCCTCGCCGGCGCTGCCGTCGCACATAACGCCGGCGCACCTGGGCAAGCTGATCAGCCGGACGCTCGAGGGGACGTCGACGACGCACTCGCTGCGCCACCGGGCCGGCACGGACTCGCTGAACGCAACGGGCGACATTCGCGCCGTCCAGGAGTTCCTGGGCCACGCGAAGCTCGACACGGTGCAGATCTACACCGAGGTCAGTCGCGGGCAGATTCGCGCCGCGATGATGGGTGCGGCCGCATGAGCGTCGACGAGCGCGACGACCTCGACCAGGTCGAGAAGGACGCACGTCGCATTCTGATCGTCCTGGTGATCGTGGGTGTGCTGATCGCGGCCGCGCTGCTGGCAGTCGCGGCCGCGATCCTCAGCCCGTCGTCTGACGACGAGCCGACGCCTCGAGGGGACTACCTCGAGGCGAGCAGCTGGGCGTAGGTCTCGGCGTACCACATGTTGACGGTGCCGTTGGCGGCCGCGTGCACGTGGTCGACGTCGTTGTAGAGGTCGAACACGTCGGGGCCGACCGTCGACGGGATGCGCTCGCCGTGGTTGACGAACGTGATCGTCGGGTCTGCGGCCGCGATCGCCTCGAGGACGTCGACGTACTGCTGCCACGGCGCGGCCAGGGGCATACCGCCAGTCGGGTCGACGTTGGCCGCCAGGACGATCGGGCACGTGATGCCGCCGACGCGCAGCAGCGCGATGAAGTCCTCGACGGCCGTGCGCGCTGCTGCCGGCAGCAGGTTGCCGCCACCGGTCGAGGCGTCGTTGATCGGGAGGTCCTGCATGATCAGCAGGTCGAGCTCGAGGGAGGCCATGTCCTCGAGCCAGGAGGCGGGGATGGCAGCGCCGTCGGACCACTGCGCCAGCGTCATGCCGGCGTGACCGAGGTTGTGGACCTGGAGGCCGCCGTCCTCGTCGCCGCCGTTCTCGCTGACGCCGGTCAGGATGAAGTAGCCGCCGGCCTCCCAGCCGAACTCGACGACGTCGCCAGGCGCAACGGGCACGACGGCGCGTGCGAGCTCGGTCTCAGCTGCGAAGGTGGAGAACACGGTCTTAGCGCCCCCGTTCTTGCGCCAGTACGCCGCGCCGCCGGCTGCGCCGGCGACATGGTGGATCACGACCGAGCTCGCGTCGGGGCCCGCGGTGAGCGAGGCCGACCAGGCTCCGTTGCCGTAGGCGCAGACATGCTTGGGGCCGAGGTCGAACGCCGAGGGACCGGGGTCGACCGGGTCGATCGCCGGGCCGGCCAGCGCGAGGGGCCACATGCCAGGCAGGTACTCGAGCGACGTCGTCATGGCCGTCGTCGGGATGCCGATGAAGCCACGGCCGCCGCCGGCGACGCCGTGCTGCGCGCGCAGGAGGCCGGCCAGCTGCTGGCCGATGGTCCGGTCGAACGACTCGACGAATGCGCCCTCGACGAGGGACGCGCCGAACAGGCCGACGTTGACGCGCTTGCTCTGCCGGCGGCTGACGGCCGCGTGCCAGGGCAGCAGCGTCGCGTAGCCGTTGAGCGGTGCGGCCGCGATCGCGCCGTCGACGTAGGACTGCCAGATCGGCGGCAGTGGCGGCTTGACGACGCCGCTGGACGGGTCGACGTCGACCAGGTCGGCATAGTCCGCGTCGCCGGTCACAGCGACCCAGCGGGTGCGTCCTCGCGGGATGTCCTCGCGGATGCACCAGCACCACAGGTCGTTCGTGTTGTCGAGCTGCAGGGTGACGCTGCCGTCTGCCTCGAGCGGCTGGATGAACGCCTCAGGCAGCACGGTCTCGGCCGGCAGCTCGACGCGGGCCGACGGGGTGCAGATCAGCGAGCCGACTGCGGCGACGCGGCCCTCGGTGCTGGGTCGGGTGAACTTGTGCGTGATGGTACTCATGCGGCGTTCCTGGGGGCGAAGTAGACAGCTGCACCGGCGGCCAGGCCGAGGCCAAACGACGCGATCGCCTCCTGGGGCGTCAGGTTGCCGTCGGCCATTGCGTTGCCGAGGCCGGCCGCGATGGTGGCCGCGACAGTGCCGGTGATCGCCTTGACGAACTTGCTGGGATGCCTCATTGCAGTTTCTCCTCGATGTGAATCATGCGGTTGTCGAAGTTGGTCAGGACCTCGTCCAGGAAGTCGTCACGCTCGCTCTGGTGGGTGTCCTGGTGGTCGAGCCGGCGGTGAACCGCGCCGATCGACTTGTGCAGCTGCGCTAGCTGGTCCCTGGTGTGCTGGGCGAAGCCGTTGCCGGTCTTCTCGGTCTGCTCGACCGCCTTCTCTGCGAGCTCCTTGGTGGCCTTGAGGGTCTTGCTGGGGCGTCGCTGCAGCCACGTCGACGCGATCAGCGCGATCGCGCCGACGATGGCCGCTAGCAGGGTGTCGGACAACGGACCTCAGACCTTCTTGACGAACTCGAGCGCGACGTAGTTGTCGCCGGCGGTCTGGACCCATTGGCGGCCGCCGCCGCTGACGATGTCCTTGACGCCGGAGAACCGGTGACCCTTCTCGAGCACGCGGATGATCTTCGAGCGCGTCGACGGGGTGTTGCGCAGGTTGACGTCAGCGGTGGTGATCCACGTGGTGTTGTCGCTGCGGGTCAGGGTGAACCCGTTGCCGTCGACGAGGACGTAGCCGACGAGCTTGAGACCCCACTTCTCGCGAGCCATGTCGATCGGGACACGGCCGATCATGCCTCGAGTCGGCAGGTCGGTCGATACCATCTCGCCGTCGCCCAGGGAGTAGGCCGCGTGGCCGTGGTCGTTGCGGCCGCCGGTCCACATGATCAGCACGCCGGCGGGGATCCTCTTGGGGTCGGACGTCTCGAGGACCTTGCCGCGCTTCTTGGCGGCCTTCCAGTAGTCCTCGGCGTCAGCTGCGCCGTCGTGGTCGTAGTCGCCCAGGCCGGGGACTTTGAAGACCTGCGTCAGGCACCAGTAGAGGCACCAGCCGGGCGCGAACCGCTTGCCGATCCATGCCTTGGCGCGCTCGCGCGTGCCGATGCCCGATGTGCCGGGCGCATACAGAGTTGCCATGGTGTTGCTCCTTATCCTCGGGCGAACCAGTCGATAACGATGTCCGCGTTGGTCGCGGTGTTGATGCCGGCGATGGTGATGCTGGTGTTGGTCCTGCCGGTGACCCAGACCTGGCGCGTCGACTGCGACGTGATGGGGCCGGCGAAGCACTGTGGTGTGACGCCGGCGGGGAAGGGGGTGGGGAAGTTGACCGTCACACTGGCCGCGACGCCGACGGTGATGATGTCGAGCGTGACCGTGCCCGACTGCAGCTGCTTCACCTTCGACTCGATCGAGTCCGCCAGCGCGGCGACGGTGGTCGCGCCGTCCTTGATGGGGTCGGCGGGCTCGGGCTTGGGGTAGCCGCGCGTGGTGGTCGTTGCCATGGTTGCTCCTTCAGTTGCCGATGAGTCGGAAGTCGTTCCAGGTCAGATCGGGGTCGATCGTGTTCCAGGTGGTCGGGGCGATCAGCGGCAGCGCGGCGAGCTCTTCCCAGGTGATCGGGCGGCCGGCGCCGATGACCGTGTCGGTGTTCCAGGGCTTCACGCGGGGCGAGATCGTCATGCGGCCGTCGGACGCCTGGAACGATGCGCCGATCAGGTTGCCGATCGCGCCCAGGCCGTCGACGTTGGTTTCCTCGTCGATGTTGAGGATCACCAGGGGCCGGCCGATCGGGCTGCTCTCGCGCTTGTGCGGGTAGAACATGTGCGCGTACAGGTCGACCTCGGCGTCGGTGTACCCCATGCGATCGCCGAGCTCGATGGTCAGGTCTGGGAACGACCAGCCGCCGGCGGCGTACTGCGGCTTGGGTAGATACTGCGAGCCCTGGCCTGGCACGGTGGCGTCCCAGGTTGTCGCGGTGTCCTTGGCGTCCTGGGCGGTGATTGAGCGGACGATGGGGCCTTGGGACTGGACGAGGGCCGGGTACTCGTAGCGTTCGATTACGGTCGACCCGTCGCCGGCGGTTGTGGGGTGCTCGATCTCGACTCGGTTCGGTGAGCTGGGCGCGTCCTGGCTGCGTTCGGCCGGCAGCTGCAGCTTGGCCGCGTCGAGTGTGATCGTCTGCGTGTTGACGTAGGGGTTGGCGACCATGATGGCCGACGTGATGCCGCCGACGCGCTGCAGAGCGTATGGGGCGATGCTGGTGTCGGTGGCCCAATTGGTGGACAGGTAGTAGTAGATCGGGCTGTCGGGGTCGAAGATGATCAGCGGGTCGAGGCCGGGGCCTTGGTAGGGCAGCCAGTCCCAGCGGACTCTGCGTCCCTGCAGGTGCCAGGAGTAGGCCACTTCGTTGAGCGCCTCGGCGACCGACTTGCCCTGCAGGACGGTGGCAGGGTAGCCCGCCGGCCAGCTGTCGCCGCCGAGCGTGTCGCGCAGGTTGAAGCCTGCGCGCCTGGCGAGGTCGGTCAGCCGGTTGATCGCGAAGTCTTGGTACGGCAGCGCCGTCGGGTAGGTGATCGTGTTCGAGGCCGCGTCAGCCATGAAGTCTGAAACGGTCACGTACACAAACACGCCTTTGCCTGGCAGCTGCACCAGGCTGATCAGTCGAGCGCGGCCGCCGGTCTCGACGTACACGACGTCGGTGGGGACCTTAGGACGGACCAGGCTGACCGTGAAGATGTCGCCTCGGCCGACCTTGGGCATCAGCGCGGCTGTACGTGCGAACAGACCGAACGAGAACTCGTCCGGCTCGAGCGGACCGGGGTAGGCGTTCTCAGGGATGCCCCAACTGACCTTGAGGCCGTCGAGGAGGTAGTCGTCGGCCTCGGGGTCGACCTCGTCGCCGGCGGTGACGGTGCGGGTCCATCCCTGCGTCACGTTGGTCAGCGTGATCTTGTAGACCGGGCGTGCGAGGGTCACGACTTCACACCTGCGACGATGCCGACCGACTTGAGCGCGGCGATGACCTGGCGGCCTGCCTCGACCTTGTCGCCAACCAGGCCGTTGAAGTTGATCTGAACGGTGACACCTGCGGTCCCGCCGCCGAGGGGGACCATGAACCCGCCGCCGCCGGGACCGCCGCGCCCACCTGGTGGGACCGAGCCACCAGGAGCCTGGGGTCCATCGTCGCCGCCACCGAGGCCGACGAACCCGCCGACCTTGGACAGCCACTTGGGCGGGCTCGGGAACTTGATCTTCTTAATCCACCCGATGACCTTCTTAATCAGGTCGATCAGAATGTCGATCGGCTTCGTGTAGAGCTTGAACGCGCCGACCGCGATGTCCTTGCCCTTGGTGGCAGCGGGGCCGAGCTTGCCGAACCACGACACAAGAGACTTCCCCTTGTCGATGATCCACCCGATCGCCGCCGCGCCGGCTCGACCAGTGGCCTGCACGATTCCGCGGAAGGTAGAGCTTCGCTTATAGGCCAGCACGAACAACCCGACAGCGATTGTGATCGCTGTTATCAGGAGGCCGATCGGGTTGGCCCGCATGGCCGCATTCAGGAGCCGTTGCCCCACGGCCGCTGACTTGGTGGCGACAGTGTTGGCCGTGGTGACGACGGTCTGTCTCGCGGTCTTGATGATGTTGGACTCGGTGACGACGTTCAGCAGGTCGCCGGAGTCAGCTGCGGCCTGCATCGCTGTGCCGCCGACGACCATGGCGCTGCCGAACGGCCCGCCGACCAGGTCACCAAGACCAGACAGCGCGCCGGCCGCCTGGGCACCCTTGGAGGCCACCCGGTCGGACGATTCGGCCATGGCGTCCATGCGGCTCGACGCCTGCTCGGTGGACTTGCCCATCTTCTCCGCCTGCTTGGCGGTGTCGTCCATGCCCTTAGCGGCGTTCTTGGCGTCAGAGATGATCTTGATGGACAGAATCGCGGTCTTGGCCATGGTCTCTCACTCGTCTCTCTCGTCGCTTTTCTCGGCGGCCGCCTCTTCCAGTAGGTCGAGGGCGGTCGATATCAGGGCGTCGTCGGGTTCGGAGAACCAGGGGTTTCCGGCAGGGCTGATGGGGCCGACAGCGAGGGCGAGGGAGACGAGGAGTCGGGCTCGGCTGTCGGCCGGGGAGGGTCCACCTTCTTGCCCTTCTTGCCCTTCTTCTTGGTGTTGACGAACTCGATGCCCTGGCAAACCTCGGTCTCGAACTTCTGGAAGTCGCACGACACGAGCCCCTGCGCCTTCATCTGGTGCCACGCGACGAACGTGGCCCAAAAGACCGGGGCCTCCTTGGTCGTGGGCCACTTGCGGGCCGCCCTGGTGCGGTCGAACGCGACGAGTGACGGGTTGCCGATGATGACGTGGTGCTCTGAGCCGTCGTTCAGCTCGACAAGCAATTCCTGGCGCTGCATGGTCGTTCAGTCTCCTTCGATGGTGCCGATGATGTGCTCGATGCGGTCCTCGTAGAGGCCGATCCAGGTGGGCTCGGTTCGCTGTGCGGCCTCGGTGCCGAACGGCTGCCCTTGAGGGTGGTGAATGGTCCGCTTGAAATGCACCGGGCCGGCGTACGGGACCCGCGAGCCACCCCAGCGCATGATGGCCGCCGTGGCCGTGCCGGCCGCCCGCGCGCTGGCGTCGAGACGGCCGGACTTCTTGGGCGGCTTGGCGGCGTGAATGACGAGCTCGGCGGCCTCGCGGTGGGTGTCCTTGAGGTCGGTCAGGTCGTGGCCGGCCTCCTTGAGGGTGGCGCGCAGCTCGCGGCCACCCTCAACCCGCACGCTTCCGGTGGCCATCAGGGACCGACGTCACCAATGGCCGGGGTGCCGACCACGGAGAACTCGAAGTCGGACCGCGCCTTGGACTTGACGTCGCCGCCGATGGTCGTGGGGTCCACGATGATGGTTCCCGCGACGTGGCGCGCCTTGGCGCTGTTGGGGACGTACGTGAACGGGAGCGACACGCCGGCGTTGTCGTACGTCCAGGTGGTGATGCCCGTGTCAGCGAGGTCCTGCAGGAACTCGCCGGACAGGGTCCACGTGTAGGTGCGCTCACCGGATACAACCCCGCCGGAGAGAACCGGGATGTCGTCGCCGGTGTCCACCTTGGGCACCAGGGTGGCCTTGGTGATCTGCGCGGCCATCTCCTGCGGCGAGCCGGGGTCCCCGAAGACGAGAGAGCCGGGTCCGACTGTGTAGCTTTCCATGATTGAGTGCCTTTCAGACGGTGTGACTGATGCGGACGAGCAGGGCGGGGAGGGGTTGCGACTGCTCTGGTGTGGGCAGCCCGACGTATTCGGTGGGTGCCGCCGGCGAGACGACGGGCAGCACGGCCTCGAGGAGGTCCTGCAGCTGCGTGACGGCGCGGTCCTCGTCGGTGTTCGGCGCGACCAGGTAAAGCCGCCAGACGATCTCGCCGCCGAAGTTGTAGTGGTCGATCGACTCCAGGGCGACGTACACGCACGGCGGGTTGACGTCCTCGAGCTTCGTGACGGCGCGCAGCTTCTTGCCGGCGAGCTCGACCGGCTCGAGGGCGTCCAGGACGGCCTGGCGGCTGGCCTTGAGGTCCATCAGCCGACCGACGGCCGCGCGTAGGCACCGAGACCGAGCATCATGCCGATGTCGGGATCGTTGCGCTGGACGTAGACCACGCCGGCCTCGCCGCCCAGGTCGACGACGCCGGCGGGTGAGTTGCTGCGCTTGAACCACCTGGACGCGAGCAGCGTCGCGCCCAGGACGATCCGGCCTGGCCACTCGTCGACGTCGGCGCTGAGGTCGGCAACCAAGGGCAGCGCGGCGACGACGGAGTTGGCCGCGTTGATGGTCAGCTCGAGGCGCTTGTCGTCGGCCGTGTCGTCCAGGGCGATGTTGAGGTTGGCCTTCACGGTCGCCTCGGTGGCAGGACCCTCAGGGAGTCCTGCCACCGGGGGGACGACGGTGATCGTCACGGAGCGACCGGGGCCGTGTACTCGACCGTGGCGATGCCGTTGTCGTTGTGCTCCTCGATCGCCCAGTAGCCGAAGAACGCCGTGTCGATGCCGCCGTTGGCGATGTGCTGCGCGTCGACGCGGATCGGGGAGCCCGGCAGCGTGCGGACCGTGGCGGCCTGCTTGACGCCGCCCAGGACGGTGCCCTGCGGGACGTCGGGCGAGGCAATGAAGTTCTTCGGGTCGATGCCGAAGAGCTCGAGGAACGCCGGCACGTCGTTGACGCTGATGTCCATGAGCGTGTCGTAGTCGTCGTCGTTCGCGATGATGTACGTCGCCTTGCCGACGTTGCGTCGCTTGAGCGTGCGGACGATCTTCGCGGCCGCCTTGAGCAGCGTGGGCTGGGCAGGAACGCCGGCGGCCGGGATCGCGTGCGCCAAGATGTAGTCGCGCACCTTCTCGTCGAGCTTCATGACCCACGACTTGCGGACGAACTCCGCATAGGACCGGATCAGGTCCTCGTTGGGGAAGTCGTAGAACGCGCGGTCGAAGTCGTTGCCGACGGCCATGCGCGAGCCGACCCAGGGCGACCGCTCGGTCGAGATCGTCGTGGTCGGAATGGCGACCTTGTTGCCGGCGTAGTCCTGGATCACCGGCTTGGTCACGAAGCGCCAGCCCTCGCCGGCCAGCTGCGTCATGGTGCCGGCGTTGAGGAGGTTGGTGAACTCGGGCTCCTCGTCGACGCCGGACCACAGTTCGCCGGACCAGGCCGGCTGCTGGATGATGCCGCCGTGCTGGGCGTAGGTCACGTCAGCGAGCGCGGCCGTGATCGCCAGCTGCGGCTTGCCCTCGCGGTACGCCGCGGTGACGTCGCTCACGAAGCGATCGAACGCGTTGCCGTCGTCCTTGGCGTCCTTCTTCTTGCCACTCGGGACGCCAGGCGGCACGCCGCCGGACAGCGACGCCTTGACGTCGGTCTTGTCGTCGGCCGGCGCGTCGTCCTTGTCGGTCTTGTCGTCGGCCGGCGCGTCGTCCGGCTGGTCGTCGCTGGTGGCGTCGGCCACGGCGAGGTCGGTGAGCTTCGCCTTCTCGGCCTGCTCGTCAGCGGTCAGGTCCTTCTTGGCGCTGAGCTCCTTGAGTCGGGCGCGCTGTGCCTTGGTCATGCGATCTCCTGTGGTTGGTGGTGCGGGGGTCTTGTAGGAAGCGGCGATCTGGTCGATGTAGAGACCGTCGTAGGCGGGGATTCCGACCTGGCCGCCGGCGATGACGCGGGCGTCTGTGATCGTGTCGCCCTGCAGGGTGCCGTCGACGATGTCGAACGAGAGGCCGCGCCGGCTCTTGTCCTGGGCCTCGCGCAGCGCGGCGTCGCCCTCGGGGCCGTCGGCCACCTTGAACGTGGCGCGGATTCCGTCGTCGACGTGCTCGATGCTGACCAGGTGACCGCGAGACTCCTCGCGGTTGTGCTCCTTGGTCAGGATCACGGTCGTCAGGTCCTCGGGGAACTGCAGCGCGCCGGGGGCGACCTTGAGCAGGCCAGCCGAAGTGCGGCCGGGGACGCCGTAGACGACGAGCTGGCCGCTGAGCGTGCGGCTCGAGGCGCTGGCGGTGATGGTGCCAGCGACCAGGGACAGCGCCTCTGCGGCGTCGTTGGCGGTGATGCGCGAGAGTCGGTTCATGTTCAGTCCTGCACCGCGCTCAGGTCGAACTCCATGCTGATGCCGGGCGGAACGCAGTCGTCCAGGCTGAGGCGCGCAGAGATGGGCGTGAGGTAGAGGGCAAGGTCGTAGTCGATGGCCGACTGGTCGGTGCCCTGGGTGGTCTCGTAGTTCAGTGACGCCTTGGGCGCGGTGGCGTCGAGCTTCGACGCGGACAGGCCAAGGTGGTTGGCGACGTCGAGGCGGGCGGCGTTGCGCGCCTCGATCAGCAGCTCGTCGCTGCTCGAGCCGGACAGCACCTTGGCCTCGATCTCTTCGCTGGTGTACCCGACGGCTGAACCGCCCTTGGCCTTGCGAGCAGCGCGCCAGGAGTCGACGAGCTCCTTGCGCTCGTCGGGCGTCAGCCTCTCGCCCTTGACCTGGTGGAGGTCGATCGGCGGCGTGGGCGACTCGAGGCGCTCGTCGACGATCTCGTAGAGGCGGCGCGCGCGGCGCAGCGTGTCACACGCGTCGGTCAGTAGACCCTGGGTGATGCCGGGGAAGAGCATGACCTGGTCGTCGTTGACCTCGACGCCGTTGACCTCGACCTTGTTGTCGTCGTTGATCGTCCAGGCCGCCTGGTCGAGTCGATCGCCGGCGGTCGGGTATCCGGTGACCGGGTCGCGGGTGACCCACCAGCACGACCAGCCGTACCAGATCAGATCGTCGATGGTCCACGCGTTGCGCAGCTGCCAGCTGGTGGCGGTGCCGGTGTTGTAGACGATGCCGGGCCGGTACTGCGGGACGAGCTGGCCGTCCTCGTAGGCGTTCATGGCGAGCCGGCAGCCGGTGACCTTGAGGAAGTTGACGCCTCGAGCTGCGGCCGGCACGCGCATACCGGCGGCGCGGGAGTTGATCGGGCGCTCGCCGGGGAACACGTCGTCGTAGACCAGGCGAGCGAGGTCCGACGAGGACCAGGGCGACGCGATCGGGAAGTTGGCTGGGTCGCTACGAGGGGCCGGCATGGGCGGGATCGCGGCCGAGACACGGCCGACCTCGGCGGTGCCTTTGACTAGCGTGCTCCAGATACCCACATACTCAATGCTCAGCACAGTGCGGACACTGGGGCGCAGGAACTCAATTGCGGCGTGTCGCTCGCTTGCCGATCGTGTTCATCGCCTGGCGGCGCTCGAGCTCGTCGACGTTGTGGGCCGGGCCGCCGATGTGGGCGTGCGCGGCCGCGTCTGCCTTGGCCTGCGATGCCTGGATGGTGAGCCCGGCGGCGTGGTGCCGCCAGCCGCAGCTGCAGACCGCGAGGACGTCGCGGTCTGACTTGTCGAAACGGATCATTCGTCTCCTCCAAAGTCGAGTACTGGTTTGCCGTAGGGGGTGGGTCGGTGCCCGACGGCGAACGCCGCCAGGCCGAATGCCTCGAGTGCAGCGATGGACGCGCCGGCTGACTGCCTGGCCCAGAGGAACGCGCCGTCGGCAACCTGGCGTTTGACAGCCACCTTCACCGCGTCGTCGAGCGAGGGGTGTTGGCGCGCCTTGATGACGCCGGCGGTGAGACCGTCGACGAAGTTGGCCGTGGCCGCCGTGGCCTCGGCCGTGCCGATGGACATGAGGGCCGGGAAGTCTGAGAGCGCATCAGCCAGGGAGGCGGACGGACCTCGGCTGTCGACGGCGAGCGGTCCGTCGGTGGCCCACTTCGCGACGCGGGGTGCTGCGCCGTAGGGGTTGGTGATGACGTCGAGTACTTCGCCGACGACCAGGCCGTCGACGAGCGCGGCCGCGACCACGACGGTCTCGGTGCGGTCGGCCGACGTCGCCGCGCCGTAGCCGACGTCGGCGCCGGCCGGGATCGGGTCGGAGTACTTCGCCGCCTTCCACAGCTCGGCGGGGATCGCGCCGCCGATAACCTCGGTCCACCGGTTGCCGCCGGCGCGCGCCCAGCCAGCGACGTCGTCGCCGAACGTGGTTCGCAGGGCACGCAGCGACCCGCGAGTGACGGTGTGCCCGACCGCTGGGTGGTGCTCGGCGATGATGCTCAGGTCGTCGGGGTCCGCGTCGTCGGGAATGCCCCACTCGAAGTACGCCATATCGGGGTCGCCGGCGCGGCCGCGAGCGACGAGCTCGGCCAGCCAGGTCGAATCAGCGGTGCCGCCGGCGGACCAGATCCACGTTTGCGCGCCGGGCCGCGTCAGCTGCGTCGGGCCGATCGCCTGAATCAGGTTGCGACCCTCGGCGTCGGTGAAGTCCCATGCCTCGTCAATGTCGTTGCGGTCGGACTGCTTGCCGTGCATGGCCGACTCGCTCGGCGGGTGCGGGCGCAGGGTCGAGCCGTTCGCGAAGCGCATCTCTTCGCGGCCATTGCCGATCAGGGTCCGCTGGATCGACTCGAGCGGCGTGGTCTTGACGTTCTCGCGGTAGAACTTGAGGAACTGGTCGCGGGCGTCCTGGCCTGACTGCGCGGTGTACCAGGCTCGGAAGTCGGGCCGCGACAGGCATCGTTCGCCGATCGAGGCCATGGACAGGTGCGACTTGCCGGCCTGCCGGGGGAGCGTCACGACGACCATGGGATACGCCGGGATCATGAGTCCGGTCTCGTCGTCGAGCACCAGCTCACCGCCGACGTCCGCCACCAGCCGCTGCCACGGCATGAACGGCTGAGGCTTGTTCGGCTTGCGAAGCCACACGTCAGCGAACTTCGCCTGGCGCGCGCCTCGAGTCGGACGATCCTCGTTCCGTTGGGTGGCGAACTTCGGCGTCGGCATCATGATGTCGCGCCGACCTCCTCGTTCCAGGCGTCGACTGCGGCCTTCAGCTCGGCGTCGATGGTCGAGTCCTCGGGCACGATGCGGTCGAGCAGCTCGATCATGGCGCGCATGTCGTTGCCGACGGTGGACATGCGGCCGGTGGACTTCTTCTTGTCGATGATCTGGGCCAGCTCGATCGCCGCGGCCGTGTGAGCGGCGTGCATCTCCTCGAGGTGGCCGGCGGACTGCAGCGCCGCGATCGTACGGCGCACCCCGACCTCGAGGTAGGGCACCTTGCGAGCGCCCGTGTCCTCGAGACCAGGCAATGGAAGGGGTTCGGTCGGGTCTGTCATGGTCGCTCGCTTTCGTCGTTTTTTTCCTGCGATCTGAGGGATAGAAAGGAAGGTCCGGTTCTTCCAGGGCCGCGATCGCTCTCAAAAGATGGGCCACGATTGGCGAAGCGCGGGGACGGAGTCGCGGTGATTGCATCGCGGTCGATGTCAGCCAGCCGGCGGCGTCGCAGCTCAGCCTTGAGGGCAGGGGTGACAGGCCGGCGGCCGCGTCGCTTGTTGCACATGAGATGACTCGCGCGCAGGTAGGCCGGGTCGTCGGGGTTGGGCACGCCGAGCCGCAGCAGGTGAGAGCGTGGTGGTTCATGGTCTGCGCTGTTGGCACCGGGCAGATCGCACAGCCAGCACACGCCGCCGTCTCGCACCACGACAGCGTTGACCAGGGGACGCACGGCACGGCCACCCCACCTACTCACGAGGATCAGTCCCACGGTGGACCCAGCCCTGGGCGCGTGCGATCTGCTGGCCCTCGATCGACGCACGTGAGGCATAGCCCTGGGCCGTCGACTTGGTCAGCGATGTGTGCCGCTGCAGGACGAGCGAGGTCGCCTGGTAGATCAGGTCACTGAGCTCGTCGATGGTGAGCGTCACCAGGTCAGTCGTGCTGTTGCTGGGCAGGGTGGGCTGCGTGATCACATGGCCGGCTGCTGCGTTGCGGGTTGCGTGGCGGTCGGAGGCGTCAGCTGCAGCGCGGGCGATTCTCTCCTCGAGCGTCAGCCCCTCGGCCTTGATCTTGCGTTGGTGTTCGACGGTGTCCCGGTGCATCTGTCCTCCTCGTTATCTCTGGTGTGACGTTGGGTGATCTGTGGTCCTGCAAGGAATTGCACTCGCGGCGAACGGAACCCCCTGGAGTTCCCCCGTTAGGAGTTCGATTCGCCGTCAGGGCATGACTGAAGCCGGCTCGTCCTCTTGGACGTCCGGCAGACGAACCGCTC